CGACAACGTAGTCGATCACCCAGCGCTCCAGCCCCTCGCCCCAGCCGATCACCAGCATTTCCAGGCGGTTGTGCTGCACGTCGACGGCGGCGGTGAGAATGAGCGCACCTTGCGGCACCGTACCCAGGCGGTAATCCTCGGCGCGGGCCTTCAGCTCGCTGGCCTTGGTCATCTCCTGTGCTGCGTCCCACACCAACGCCAGGCGGGTGTTGTAGAACACCTGCATGGGTTCGTTGTCGCCACGGTCGGCAGCGACCTTGGCCTTGTCGTACTGCTTGGCCAAGCTCGCCCAGGACAGCCAGCCCAACGGCGAATAGAGCGCGTTGAGGTGGAAGCCCACGGTCTCGCCATCACCCTTCGCGGTGGCGCGCCACTCGCCAGCCAGCAGCATGGCCGTCTTGTGGTGTTCCTCGATCAGTGCGCCGCACTCGGCGTTGCTGCAGAGATAGTCGACGCGCTTGTAGTCGTCGGTCCACTTGAGGTTGGCCCACTCCAGCACCTGGTGCTGCCCACAGTGCGGGCACGGCACGAAGTAGCGGCGCTTGTCGCTCTGTTCGTACAGATCGTCAATGCGCGAGGCGCCTTTGATCGTCGGCGAGCTGGAGAAGTAGTACTTGGCCTTGCGGCCGAACGTGGTGCCTCGCGCCTCGGCCAGCTCAATGGGGTCGCCTTCGCTGTCTACGTCGACATCCCAACGGTCGATCTCGTCGCCGTAGATGTAGCGCGCAGCCAGCTCTGCCAGGTTGGCGGCCGAGCCGGCGGTGGTGCAGTACAGCGTGCCGCCTTCGAACTCCTTGGTGTCGAGAGTGTTGCGGGCATCGCGTGAGCGGGGCTTGGCCACGCGCTTGCTGAGTTCCGGTACCGCCTTGATCGTTTTATCGATCCGGCTGGAGACCCGGCGGGCCAGCTTCTCGCTCGGCAGCAGCGCCAGGATGTTGGCCGGCGCCATGTGAATGTTGCCGCCGATCCAGTTGAGCGCGATCTGCGTCTTCATCATCTGCGAGGCGACCATGGTCACCACGCGCTTGCAGGGGTGCAGCGGTGACAGGCAGCGCATCGGCTCGCGCGCGAAAGGCGTGCGGTCGGTGTGGTACTTGCCGGGCTCGGCGGCGCCGGTGTCCTTCGGGATCCGCTGGTACTCGTCGGCCCACTGGTCGATCCACAGTTCCGGATCGAGCTCCAGGCCTCGGTGATATGCCGCCCGGTACGTGGCAGCACCGTCGGCATACGCGTGTTGCATGGCTAGTTCGGCTCCTTCGCCCCCTGTTCAATCTCGGCGTCGAGCTGCACCAGGCTGGCGGCATCCTCGAGGACGCCTCGCAGCAGCTCGGTGAGCTTGCGTTCCATTTCCCAGGTGTCGGTGATGGCGATCAGCTCGCCAGCGATCTTTGGCGGCAGACCGAGGATCAGGTCGCGCAATGTGCGCGCGGTGTTGAATGCGGCGGTGTCGACGGCCTTGCGCTCGACCAGCTCGCCACGTCCCTTGAGGAACTCATCCTCAGCCAGCAGCGCCAGATAGGTCTCGCGATGCGCCCGGGCCTTTTGGTAGTTATCGCCACCACCAGCGCCTGGCGCTGTCGAGGGCGGGGCGAGAGGTGACACCAGAGCGTGTACGCCTTTCTCTACGCGGTCGCGCTGGTGGCGCTCAGCGACGCCGGCCTTGCTGGGGTCAGCAGTTTCATTCAGCAACGCCAGGGTGGCCTCAACGTTGACCTTCTTCCCGTCTTCGGTCATCACCAGGCGGCCCTGCGATGCAAGCTTCGACACATAAGGTCGAGACCAACCCTGGCTGTCCGCGAACTCTGACTTCTTCATGACCGTCATGAATTCACCTGTTAACCAGAATTACCCCAGGGATTAACCGAATTAACCCCAATTAACTAACTCCCAACCCCACCCACTACCGCGAGAACGGGGCTCGAATTACCCTTGCCACCCTCGCCGGCCCAGGGGCCCCGGCCTGTCCTGAAGCACGCCACTGGCGTCAGCGGCGCCGCTGGCTCGACAGGCTGGGCAACCGCCCAGCCAATGCATCAGCGATGGCCTTGTCGATGTTCGCCTCGAGCTGCGCGTCGTTCTCTGCGACTCGGCGCACCACGTCATGAAACTTGAAGCGCTCGCGATACTGCGGTTGGCGCACGAAGGCGAGCACCATGACCAAGCTCTTGCCACGCCGCTCGGCGATGCCGATGGGCGTCTTGCCACGCTTCATCACGAAGAACGCCAGCGCGTGCCCCTTTCGCAGGGAGCGCCGGCTATCAGTCGCAGCGTTGTCCGAACCCGATAGCTTCATCGCCTTCAGGCCCGACAGGATCTGCGTCATGTGCCCCTTCTGGATATTCCCGTAGGCATCCAGCCGAGCACCGGCGGCCGGCACGACGAAGCGGCCAGCCGGCAGAATCCCCGACTCGCGCAGGTACTTCTCCGACCGCCGCGTGATCCGCTCACCACCCTCGACTTGCGGCAGCAGGTAATCCTCGGCACTGAATGGATTCTTGCCCGTACCCTGATCCTGTACCCACACCGCTGCTTCAGGGTCAGCCGATGGTTTGGCGTGAATGATGCGGATCGAGTTCAGCACCCACGGCGTTGGCCTCGGGTTGAACACATCTTCCATCTCAGCCCGCAGCGCGATGCGCGCCTGGTTGGCCGTATGGTTGAGTGCATCCGCCAGCGCCCGAGGTGCGAGCCCGCCGCCCAGCTTCTGCAGCGCGGCCAGCGCATCGTCCAAGTCGCGGGCGTTGATGCTGCCCTTCACCGCCCCCCCCGCCGCCGCTCACCACCAGACCACGCTGGCTCTTCAGGTCGCAGCACCCCGGCGAGATTGCCGCCAGCTCGCCAGATGGCCCAGGCGAACACCGCCACCAGCACCACCAACGGCCAGGCTGCAGGCTGCACCACCAGATCGCCGCGCAGGATATGGATCACCGCAACCCCGGCGCAGACCATCACCAGCCATGCACCACACGACTTAAGCCGGCTGAAGCGCAACGCGCCCCGCCGGAACGTGAACAGCCGAATGAAGATGGCGCCGCACAGCATCAGCAGCGCGTGGGTCAGGATCACACTAGCCATCGATTCCCCCAGGGGCCGACGGCGCCACGCGCTTTCTGATCGCGGCCATCGTCAGGCCAACGACCAGCGCAGCAGCGGCGAACGCAGCAGGCCCGGAATAGGTGAATGGGCGGATGCCCCACAGCTCAAGCTCACCGAGAGCCGGGCTGAACTGGTAGCCCATCACCAGGCTGACCAGAAACAACAGCACCCGAGGAAGGACCTTCAAGTCAGGACGAGCGATCACGAACACCAGCGCACCGCACAGCGCACCGGTCGCCGCGTTGCCATCCACGCCGGCCATGAAGCCGGAGATGCAGATGCCAGCACCTGCGGCGCAAACCGCCAGCCCGGTCAGTGGCTCGCTCATAAACCCTCCCAGGCGGCCAAGGGCCAGAATAAAAAACCCGCGTGCCGCGGGAACGGCTGCCGCCCCTGCCACGGTAGCGTCAGCCAGAAAAGACAAAGCCCCGCGGGGCGGGGCTCTGAATCCGAGTCGGGTCTCGGGTTGTGCGACACAGCACGTGGCGCTCTGTTGCTCGCTAGGCGTACCTATCGAATCGTGGTGACTTTTTACCCCCCGAGTGACAAACCGAAAAGCCCCGATTATGGGTTATTCCAGCCGGCGCCCTTCGGAGCCTTGCCGGCGCCTTACGGAGCCGAGTCACCCGACGAGCGGTCAGCTTCCACAGCCTTGGCAGCAGCCTTGCGCGCCTTGTGAGCAGCGATTGCACCCTGCCCGTCCTGCGCCTCTTCGAACTCGCGCCCCCGACCACGGTGCGCCGCACCAGCCAGTTGCGCCGATGCCTTACGCATCCGCTCGCCATCGCGCCGCGACTCCCGTCGCATCACCGCCAGCTTGCCCTGACGTTCCAGCAACCCGGCCTGCAGGCGTTCATGCAGCACGCCCACGTGACGGTAGTACGCACGCCGCCCAGCCTCACCGCGCCCCAGCTCCAGGGCATCCACCTGCTCGGCGATGGTCAGCCTTGGTTCGTTGCGGTACCGCGCATAGGCCAAACGCACCAGTGCCGCGCCGGCCTCCTGCCGCTCGATGGCATACAGCACCTGGTTCACCTCTGCCGCTGCGTAATCCGGCCCGGCGCCGGACACCAGCAGCTTGGCGCCGTACACGCCACCACGCGGCGCACAGCCGGCAAACTCGACGATAGTGCCCATGGTGCTGGGCAAACCGCCCCCCAGGCCGTTCTGGGCCAGCTGATCGCCCCAATGCATCAACAGCGTCTCGATAGCCTCGATCATTGCCCGTCCCTCGCGCCAAAACCGCAACCCAACACAAAAACCGCCAACCCTACACACACCCAACACACAAAAACTCTAATAAAAACAAAGGCTTTAGAGCATCTGTGTAAGGTGTGTAAGGTGTGTAAGGTTTTCAGAGCCTCGCGTAAGGAAAATTTCGATGGGTTCAGGGCAGCCAGCCAGGTGATACAGCGTGCAATTTTTTTTCGCACACGCGCGCGCACGCGCTTAAACCTTACACACCTTACACACTCGTCTAGAACCCGCGTCGTTACTGGGCTGAAAGTGTGTAAGGTTGCGAAATCAACCCTACACAGTGCCAACACACCCAACACACTTTTAGGCGTACTCATGCTGCAGCCGCCTTGACGTGGTCCCACGCCTCCACATGCCAGCCGCACAGCTTCGCCTTGGCCCGCCACGCCTCTACATGCGCCCCCAGCGCGGCCGCCTGCATGGATGGTGGCAGGAAGGCTGACTCATCCCTCGGTATCAAAAACGCCGCAAACCGTCGCGTGCTGCCCTCCGTCCAGGGGATCGCCCGCGTCTTGTCGACCCCGAGCGTCTCGATGAACAGGCTAAACTTCGTCTGGCTCATGCGGTGCTCGCCGTTGCGCTGGCACCACTCCACGAACATCGCGTACAGGTCCGAGCTCAGGCACCCGCCCCACAACCCATCGCCCAGCTCGCCCAGGCGCCACAGGTTGGCGAACGTCTGCCACGGCGCCCGGCTCAACGCCACCAGGCGTTCACGCGCAGGCGTCACTGGCGGCTTGGTCTGCTCATCGAAATCGCCCAGGT